TGGGTAACTATAACCCCCCGACTAAAACATAGGAGATAAAAATGGCAGAGAAAAAAAGATGGCTTAGAAATATTGTAGATGGTGAAATTTACGAATGGGATGAAATACTTGACGCAAATCCTAGGACAGAAGAAGTGACTGAAGAACAAGCATTTCCAGAAAAGTTTATGACTAAAGAACAAAAAAGTCGTAAACCAAAAGTTAATTTAGAAACTAAAACTTTACCTAAGAAAAAGAAATCTGATAAGGTAGAACTAGAAGAAGAAGTTACACGAAGTATTAAAAAAGTTACATCTAAAAAGAGTAAAAAATGATTTTAAATGATGTTGTTACTGAGGTTAGAAGAATGTTGCAAGATGAAAATTCTCCTCAGAGATATTCTGACACAGTGCTTATAGGATTTGCAAAT